AAAGGCGTTCATATACTTATTTGCTTGAGCCATTGTCTTGTCAATGCGCAACTCATTGTACAATTCTTGAGCATCATCTGATTCAAATGTTCTATTAACGCCAAAACTGTACACATTAGAAACAGCATTAACTACTTGCTTATAAATGTTGTTGTTGTCGTTAATTTGAACGTCTAATTTTAATTGAGCAAATGCCCTATAGATTTGACCTAATTTAGATACAACTTGGTCATTGTAATTGTCGTTATACATTTGATAACGCTTACTGAATTTAGCTAATCGTGAGCCATTGCTATTGATTGTGCTTCTAATGTCATTGCGTGGGTGTTTGTTAATTATCATCCAACTCTCATCCTAATGTTGCGAACTTCGGTCTTATGTAAGCCGTGTTCATATTCAATATAGTAACCCACCGAATCCACCGAGTGGGTTAAGTCTTGGTTTGACTTGTCAACTTCGCCCTTATCATTGTATGACATCTGCTCTAAATCAGTAATTAATTCTTGATTCCTCGAACATATCGCTATATTAACAGAACCAGCACCATTCCGTAACATAGAATTGAAAGCATTATTGCGGTCTTGTATTCGTGGGTTTGCCGTTTTAATCTTCATCTTATGGAATCCAGCATCACGTATTAAGTCGTAATTGGTTTGTGCTGTGCCTTGGCTACGAGCCTTACCAGCAGCATCACCATATATCGTAGCACTAAATAACGCAGCACCAAGATGGGCAAACTTACTCTTTAAATAATCAAGCGAATCAACCAATGGTTTACCTTTAATAATCGCATTATCAATAACAGTCACCTTGCCATCTATCACTTGTATTAGATATATTGCGTTATAAGGATTGATGTTAAAGTCAAATGATATGATTAACGGTAGATTTGTATCAATTCCAATATCACCGCAAACGTGAACATCACGATCAAACTGATGGTAAACGGCACTGCCATTAACATTAATAAACTCACCAAGCAAATACTGTTGAAGCAATTTCTCATCATAAGTATCTTTTAATGTATCAATGTAATCTGGTGGTAGATGCTTGTTATCATACGTTGATGCTTTAATCAATCGGTAATTATCTGGCTTGTTAGCCACTAATAGATTATAAGCGAATCTGTAACCCTCTGGCGTACCAACTAAATCAACTTGATTAGGTTTCTTATCTGGCAATGGCGCACGATTACGAGCCAATATCTGTTTGAACGCCTTATCCATCTTATGTCGTGGCATTACATCGCACTCATCTATTAATGAAAAGCCGACCTCGTAGCCCACTATCATCTCTGGTTCTGACATATTACGAAAGATAATCGTACCGAAGTCTTTGATTATTAACTCTTTATCTGATTTATTGAGTTGATAATGTAAGCCTAAATCGTTACACATCTCTGGAAACTTCTCGAAAGCAATATCACGTATCAGTGGATAGTTAGGCAAATAATAAGCAACCTTAACACTTGGATACATCATTTTCTTAATGATTGTCTTTAGCGTTCCAGCGTATGATTTACCCGCACCAAATCCAGCGATTAATCCCGTAGTTGGATTAGCACTTTCAATGAATTGTTTTTGATGTGGTAATACTTTAACACCAGCAATCCCATCTTCTAAGTCAGTCAAGGATTAGTTTAATCCCTTTTATTGTATTTACGTTATGCTCTACTTCTTGCTTATCTGATTGTCCTAACCAATTAACACCAAGCCACTTCAACATATACGGATTGCCATTCATTGCAGTTTGATATTGCTTTCTTCTTATAGACACCTTACCATTTTGTGATTTAAGGGTGTAATACTCCTCAAAAGTCATATCAAATTCACGCCTTATTGCCCTAACCAGCGTGTTATAACTAAAACCTAATACACCAGCTATTTCTTCGCCAGTACATCTAACGCCACACATTCCATCGACCTTTTCCCAGTCAATTTCAATTAACGGTCTGCCAGTCTTTTGATTTTCTTCATTCATAATAATAGGGGGAGAGTCTTTCCGTCCCGATTAACCCTCCATAAATTGCTCACCAGTTTCAGCGTGTATTGCTTTCTTGCCAGTATTTTGATTTTCTTCAGTCATTTTCGTCATAGTTTAAGTCAGCAATTTCAATATCATTAAAGTTGTTTTTTATATTTTCCTGGTTGCCTTTATAAAAAACTAATACGTTTTGATGAACTTTTACTATTTTTCTTTTTTTAAAAACATTTCTTGCTCTTAACGGTGCTGTACCGATTGGATTTGCTAAAATAATTTCATTATAATAATTCATACCACCAGCCTTAAACGCTTGAATTGTATCATTTACAAATTCGTAATATATTCCTTTCTTATTTCTTACTTCACCAACAACAAAAACTGCAAATCTATCATTTTTTAATTTATTACAAGCCTTTTTAATAATTTCTGTATATACTTCTCTAAATTTATCATATTCCATAGTTGATAAATCTTTTTCATCATCGCTGTAAACTTCTAAATCAGCATAAGGTGGACACGAAAATATCATATCAATAGAGCCATCTTTAAGATATTTATCAACATTTAAACTATCATCACAATACCAAGTTGGCTCTACACCAATTTCATCAGCGTTAATCTTGTTGGCTTCAATTTGCTCATCTCTTAAATCAATGCCAGTATATTTAAAGCCAAGTTTTTCAGCAACAATACCCCTAACACTACCACCAGCAAAACAATCGTAAATTGAGCCTTTGTCTACATTGAACCATTTATAACAAACCTCAGTTAATACTGGGTCAAAAATAGACGTTCCGTTATTAATAGTATTAACTAAATCAGACATACCTAGTAAATTTTCATCTCTACCAACTTCACTTTTAATGCCTAAGTCTTTCCATTGTTTTTTTCTATCGTTCCAATACCCTTGCTTAGTATCTAAAATGCTAAAAGGCGGAGCAATGAACGATTCCTGTAACTCAACTCTTTCTTGGTCATTGTATTTATCATCATCACCAGCGAAGTCTATATCTAAACCCCAGTCATCTAATAAATCAGCATCCCATTCATTCGCTAATAAATCCCAATCCCAATCACCAAAGCCAACATTATCTTTAATGATAAACTCACGCTGTTGTTCTTCAGTTAAGTCGTTTACTTTGATAACTGGCACTTCTTTAAGTCCAGCTTCTTTACACGCCTTTAATCGCATATTGCCGCCCAGCACGACCATATCATCATTAACCACGATTGGCCTAATGTCCAGCATCTGTGGGAAGTCTTTTATTGACTGCGTTAATTTAGCAAACTTATCATCTTTTAAAATGCGTGGGTTGTTTGGGTTACGCTTAATTGCGCTGATTTTAGTTAATACAGAGTTCATCAGAATTTGTATATGCCAATAGAACCAGCATTAGATACATTCTTTATCTTATAGCCATCTTTGCGCATCTTACAGATAACACTACGCAAATGATTAATGCCGATTATCCTAGCTTCAGTCGTTGATATTGAGCCATGATATTCAATGTGTGCTAGAACCATATCCTTTTCAGTCTGGTTAGCTGAACATTCACCTCTAAATAAACCTAAAAACCATTTCCACATATTAAACCTCTTTAATTTTAATTTCGCATTTGCCACCACTAACAACTTCTTCTTTACTAACCGCTAAACAGCTTATCTGGCTGTCATCTTCATAAGCAATGCCAATCAATGAATCAAGCAATGACTTGAGCATATTATCAACATCATACTTGCGTTTAGTTGGCGGATATAGCTTAATCATAACAAGAACTGGCTTGGTAGTTGGTGTGTCTATATCAACCATCTCTTTAACTTTAGCCTTAAACTCTCTCCCCTTTTGTGAAAGAATAACACTACAAAACTTACCCCTTGGGATGCTTCTGTAATATTGATTTACAGATACTGGGAATGGCAAAGTTAATTTGTGTTCAACCTTTCTCATTAATCAACTGGTCACATAATTGAATCACTGAATCACATACGTGTTTTTTAACATCTTCATCATCAATACGTTTAATCTGCTGTACTAAGTCTTTAATAGCAATCATTGCTTGTAAACATTGCGCTTGATTATGTTTAACTATCATTGTTCATTTCCTTAATTAAATTATCATCAATGCCACCATAGTAGTTAGCAAGACCAAATGTAATCCAATGAATACGGGGTTTATCTTGCTTAATCAAATAGTCCAAGTTCTGTGGACTAATTTCCAATATAGCTGCTACTTTCTTATTTGTCAAACCCAGCTTTTTAAATTCTGCTTTAATATTTAAATATCTTATAATCATAGGTTTGTATTATATCAAAAAGGTTTGCCTAACATATCACTAATTTTAAAACAATCTACTTTTTGTCCTCTTAAAAATTCACGCATTACCCATTTTGTTGCTGGTGCGGCATCTCTTGGTTTAAACGTTCTAAAAAACTCTCGTTTCTGTTCAATCGTTTTAGCGTTGTCCCATCTTTTGGCTGTTAGGCTTGTTGTGGATTCCGTATTTTCGATTCTGGGCGTGGTTCTTTCATTTAGTGCGTGATTGTTAAACTCACGCAACAATTGCAGAAAATCAGGCATTGTTGGCGGTCTCTTATGCGCCAAGTCAATCCATTTGTTTTTAGCCTTGTCAATATATTTTAAACAAGAGCGTGGCAACCTATCCAATTCCTCAGCGAATGCTTTAGTCATTTCAAGCCTATCAATGTGCGAATTAACAAAATAGCCATAACGTGTTATTGACCATTCACATACATTGGCGGCAACCTCAGCCACGTTTAATTTATTAGTATATTCGTTTGCTTGATACATCACATAATCCTCATTTTATTAGTTAAGTTCATAATTTGACCACTTGGAACTTTACCATCTTCCAAACTTTCGCGTTCTTGTTTTAATATTTGACCAATTTCACTATAAGATAATTCAGTCTTTTGTTTTGTTGCTGGTTTAACCCAGCCTTTATTAACGTAGTTTCTGAATCCGCTTTGTAAGTCTTTAAATGGTTTGGCTCTGTTGCGTGCTTGGTCTTTGAAATTATCAACTAAAGAATCAACGTCACAATTAGGATAAACAGAATTAACACAATGTAGCGAAGCGTCATTAGGCGCGAATGTGTCTATATTACTTTTACTATCTTTCTTATTCTTACTCTTACTATCCTTCTTACTATCACTATCACTATAGGCATCTTTCGCAACCGTTCCTATGCGGTCGCATACGGTCGCATTCTTTTCCCATCTCTTTTTAGCATTGTCGCTGTTCTTTTGGCAGCGTTCTTGATAAGCAACAACATCACGCCCAAACTGATTTTTAAATGGTGTAAATGCTATTCTTAATAATGGTGATAATTCTATTTGTTCACCGTTTTGATAAAGCCAGATAGCTTTAAATAGTTGACCAGCTTGTTCGTCTGTGAGTTCGTTTAGTATATCTAAACTGTCTTTATGTAATATAAATGACTTGCTTTCTTTCATTGAATTCTCCTTAATTGTATTAGTTTTCGTTTACCTTTTTCGCTGTTTGGAAGGTGGGTAATTACTCCCACCAATGAAAACCAACCAACAAAGGCATAGCCATTATAAACGAACTAAATATGTATAGGTAGTTTAATTAATTATTAAAATATACTTGCATTATTGAAAACACCTATGTTATAATTCGCTTACTTTAAACAAAAACGGAGAAACAAAAATGACTACATTAAATACTTATACACAAGAAGCACAAACAAACGCTTTCAATAAACACGGTGCTTTCTTTGCTTTCGGAAAAGATCAATTTAACAAGAAGAAAGAAGATGGAATTAAATATATACAACTTGGAGCGGGATTAATAGCACCAAAAGCAACTTACAAAGAGCTTATTAAAGAACTAGATAATATTAATACAAGCGGCATTGCTCAAGATATTGAAGAAAATGGAATTAAGAAAATATTATGGCGTGAGTTTGCCAACTATGAATGTCAAATAGTTGGAAGCCCAGAAGATGCAATTAACGCTCTAAAGGATTATCATTTTAAAGATGATATTATTTATACAGAATGGTCAAGCTACTGGAACTGGTGTATTGATAATGATCAATTTTAAGGAGTAACACAAAATGAACACACAAGAACGTGAAATTAACCTATTGAGAAAGGTGATAGCCACTCAAAACGACTTACTAAAACTAAATAAAGATGTCTTAGTGCCAATGTATAAGAAACATATTGAGCAGCTTAAATTAGACCTTAAACAAACGCAATATCTACTTTCAGATATGGATAAAGCATTAATGGAGTGTGAAAATGCTAAATAAAATAATAACAAATACATTAGGCACGATATTCGTATCAGCTTGGTTCTTTGCTTTTGGCTTAGTAATAATTGAATTTTTAACAGTAGGAGGTGCTTCGTGATTGACGTAGACAACACACAACCAGAAGATTACCAGCACGACCAAGAGCCAGATTATTCAGATTATGCTGGTGAAGATGTATCAGATTGTTGTGGCGCTATGATTTATTCAGATACCGACATTTGTTCTGATTGCCAAGAACATTGTGGCATACAAGAGTGGGATGATGATGAAGAAACACCAGAGCAAATGAATGACCGTTTACGCTCAATGGGGTTTTAAGATGACTGACTTAACGAAAATGGTTGAGATTTTCTCAAACGAAAGCATGAAACCGCCAATGATTTCAATCGGTGAGTTGTGGGGCGAAAAAAGAATAGAGTTGTTACATTGGCAACATGATAGTAATTTAAGAAATCAAGATATTGTTGGAGATGATATAGCCATATCTTTTTGGTTTGAGTTAGATGGTAGTTTTGTAGATATTGAAGCAACCAATAATTTTAATCCGATTTGTGTTTATAACAACCTAAGCAAAATGAAAGAAGCTGGAGGAATATAACAAATGGAATTATTATTTAACATTCTAGTAATATTGTCCATCATCTGGTGGGCGGTTCTTATAACAATGATTATATATATAGATTAACATATATAGTGTATAATTAAAACTACTTAAACAAAACGGAGAAACAAATGAAAAAATCAGAATCAATAGCTGAATTAGGTTCAGCACTAGCATCAGCACAAGCTGAAATGTCTAACCCAGCGAAGAACTCAAGCAACCCATTTTTTAAATCAAAGTATGCTGACTTGGCAGAAGTAATTAATATATCAAAACCAACACTCGCAAAGTTTGGATTATCAGTAATTCAAATGCCTTATGCTATGAACGGTCACGTTGGCGTAGAAACGACGATTATTCATAAGTCTGGCG